GCTCTGTGAGCGTTTGTGGACACAACCTGATAGGTTATGACCTCCCAGTGCTAAAGCGTCTCTGGGGGCTTTCTGTGGCTCCTGAGCGCATAGTCGATACTCTGGTGTTGTCACGTTTGTACGACCCAAGTCGTCCCGGTGGACACTCCCTGAAGGTCTGGGGTGAGCTTCTTGGGTTCCCCAAAGGTGACCACGACGACTGGTCTTGTTTGTCTACTGCAATGATTGACTATTGTATTCGTGATGTAGAAGTCACAGAAGCAGTACATCAACAGCTTGTGACTGACATGGCCGACTTTTCACCTGAGTGTATTGAGTTAGAACACAAGGTGCAGTTTGCTGTACAGGAGCAGGAACGTAATGGGTGGCTACTAGACCAACAGTTGGCTAATGAGCTATGTGCAACATTTAAGGAGGGCATGAATGCCATTGAGTCCGAACTACAGGAAATGTTCCCGCCCATTGTCGAAGAAAGGATCTCTGAGAAGACAGGGAAAAGACTTAAAGACAAAGTTACAGTTTTCAATGTTGGGTCCAGACAACAAGTGGCAGAACGACTTAAAAGTAAGGGTGCGGTCTGGAGTCAGAAAACGCCAAGCGGAAAACCTGTTGTCGATGAAAAGACGCTTAAGGAGAACAGTCACGTCTCTGAGGCAGGAAAAGTTTTGGAGTACCTTACTCTTCAAAAGCGATATGCGCAAGTACATTCGTGGTTAGAAGCCGTTAAGGAGGACGGCAGAGTACACGGTCGTGTGATTAGCAATGGAGCAGTAACAGGACGCATGACTCACCAGAGTCCCAACATGGCGCAAGTCCCAGCAAGCCACAGCCCCTACGGGCATGAGTGTCGCTCCTGCTGGACTGTACCGGAAGGGAAGAAGCTAGTAGGGTTCGACGCTAGTGGCCTTGAGCTACGAATGTTGGCACACTACATGGACGATAAGGAGTTTACCAATGTCCTTCTCACAGAAGACATTCATACAAGAAACCAAATGGCTGCTGGGCTTGAAACAAGACCTCAAGCAAAGACTTTCATCTACGCTTTCCTCTACGGAGCAGGAGACGCAAAAATTGGAAATATCGTTGGAGGAAGCGCAAGAGACGGCGCAGATCTTAAGCAACGATTTCTACGAAATACACCTGCTCTTGAAAGTCTACGAGAACGGGTTACTAGAGCATCTCAGCGAGGCTATCTCACAGGACTTGATGGTCGAAGGTTACGAGTTAGATCTGAACATGCTGCACTAAATACGTTACTCCAAGCGGCAGGAGCTATAGTTATGAAACAGGCCCTAGTCATCTTGGATGAATACGCAAAGAGGTGGAACATTGATTATAGATTTATCGGGAATATACATGATGAGGTACAATCGGAGGTGGCTGCAGACCAAGCAGAGAAATACGGTTGGCTTGCAGTCGAATGCCTCAAGGCGGCAGGCGTGGAGTTCAACCTCCGATGCCCCCTTGACGGAGAATACAAAGTTGGAACAACGTGGGCAGAAACTCACTGAGGAAAATAATGATGGTTTATGAAAAAGTAGACGGTAAGTACACAACCAACAATCCAGAAACTAAAAGGAAAGAAAACAACTTACAAATGTACGTCAACGGTAAGTACGTGTCTAAGTTACATCCTTTGCACAAACCCGGACGTTACAAGACCTTTGAAGATGCTGCTTTTAGTAGCCTAGCAAAGTACGAGTCCAGCATAGAAGGTCAAGTGTACATCATTGTTAACCCTAGTTTTCCTGAGTGGGTGAAGGTTGGAATGGCCGTAGACGCAGCTGACAGGCTTAACGGTTACCAAACCTCTTCCCCTTTTAGGGACTATGTGTTAAACTATAGTTGGGACGTTAACGACAGACGTGCTGCAGAGTCAGAAGCCCACAGTGAACTACAGAAGTTGTACGAAAGACGCAGCGAGTGGTTTAAATGCACACCAGAGCAAGCCCAAGAGGTTGTCTCAGGTATAGTAGGAAGCTACCAATGAAAAACGTATACACACTAGTAGACGACATCTACAAGCTTGTTAAGACTAAGAAGGTAGACAAGGACGTTGACATAGACCAGTGCATTGACGACTTCGGAGAAAGTGTGAAGGAACTAATGCGTAAAGAGTTTGGTCAAAGACGTGCTTGGGACGGTCGTAAGCTTCGAATGTCTAACATCGGTAAGCGTGACAGGTTCTTATGGAACCACTACAACAATGTTCAGAAGTCAGAAGAAATGCAAGGACATACGCTTGTTAAGTTCCTGTACGGACACCTGATTGAAGAACTATTACTATTCCTTACAAGAGCATCAGGACATGAAGTTACTGCAGAACAAAAACAATGTGAAATCAACGGCATTACGGGTTCTATGGACTGTAAAATTGATGGTGTTGTCACGGACGTTAAAAGTGTTTCGTCGTATGGGTTTAAGAAATTCAAGGACGGTACTCTGGCTTACGATGACCCGTTTGGATACGTCGCTCAAATTAAAGGATATGCAAAAGCGGAGGATCAAAAAAGCTTTGGATGGCTGGCGATGGACAAACAAAATGGACACCTAACCTATCTTATGTACGACGAGGAGGACACTCAAGCCCCTGTGCATGAGACCATAGCCTTTGACATCACAGACCGCATTGAGCATGTCCAAGAGATGGTAAAACAACCAGAACCGCCTGAGGTTTGTTATGAGGCTAAACCAGACGGTAAGAGCGGTAACATGAAGTTGGACATAGGTTGTTCGTACTGTGCGTACAAGAAAGCTTGTTGGCCTAGTCTACGTGCCTTTTCTTACTCCACAGGTCCAAGGTTTTTAACGGAGGTGGTCAATGAGCCGAAGGTCCAAGAAATCAGCATTTAGAAGCACGTTTGAAGAAGATGTCAGCAAGATACTAAAAGGTTTTGACTATGAGCCGTTCACCGTCCCCTACACCATTCAGCGCAGTTATCGTCCTGACTTTGTTCATCATGCCTCTGGTGTTCTCGTCGAATGTAAAGGATACTTTAGAGACGGAGACACTAAGAAGTACACCAGCATCAGAGATAGTCTGCCAAGAGAACAAGAGCTTGTCTTCGTATTGATGCAGCCTAACAAGAAGATACGTAAAGGGGCTAAAATGACTATGTCAGAATGGTGTGACAAAGAGAAAATTTTATGGTATAATATAGAGACACTACAGGAGTTGATTGATTATGTCGCTAACACTAGAGGAAATTAAGGAACGCCTCTTGAAAACCTTTGATCCAGACGACCTACTGGAGGCCCTACAGATAACTTCAGAGCAGATACTGGACAGGTTTGAGGACAAACTAATCAACAGACTGGACGTGTTTGAACAAGAGCTAGAGGAGGAAGAAAATGAGTATTGATGATGCGACTCCTGCTGAGTGGGACACAGTTGCTGCACTGAACAATCTATCAATTAGGAAAGCTAAGAAGGTAGACCCTGTGGACCAACCTGACCACTACAACAAAGGATCAATCGAAGCCATCGAAGCAATAAAAGCGTCCATGCCTAACCAAGAATTCAACGGTTATCTTAAGGGTAACGCACTGAAGTACCTCTGGCGCTACGACTACAAGGGCAAACCAGTAGAAGACTTACGTAAGTGTCGCTGGTACATTGACAGACTAATCAAGGAAATTAATTAATGGACGCATATCAACAGTACATACACAAGTCACGGTACGCTCGTTACCTGCCAGAGGAACAGCGACGGGAGACTTGGGAAGAAACCATAGACAGATACCTAAACTTCTGGGTTGAGAAAGGTAAACTTACTCTAGAAGACGCTAATGGCATATTTGCAGACATCCACGACATGGGTGTAATGCCTTCCATGAGGGCGCTTATGACTGCAGGAGAAGCTCTGGACCGTGACAATGTCGCTGGGTTTAACTGCTCCTACTTACCTATCGATCACCCCAAAGCGTTTGACGAAATGATGTACGTCTTGATGTGCGGTACAGGCGTAGGCTTCAGCGTTGAACGTCAATATGTATCAAAGCTACCTGAAGTAGCGGAGGAATTTCATGACACCGATACCGTTATACACGTCGCCGATTCTAAAATTGGCTGGGCTAAAGCATACAGAGAGCTTATTAGCTTGCTCTATTCGGGTCAGCTTCCAAAGTGGGACGTATCTGGAGTACGATCTGCAGGCGCAGCCCTTAAGACCTTCGGCGGTAGAGCATCTGGTCCAGAACCTCTTGTCGATCTGTTTAACTTCACCGTTGACGTCTTTCGGGAAGCTCATGGACGTAAACTCTCCTCAATCGAATGTCACGATCTCTGCTGTAAGATTGCACAGATCGTCGTTGTCGGGGGAGTTCGCAGAAGTGCTCTCATCAGTTTGTCTAACCTCACTGACGATAGACTCCGACGATGCAAGTCAGGCCAGTGGTGGCAAGACAATCCGCAGCGTGGCCTAGCTAACAACAGCGCATGTTATACAGAGAAGCCAGACTTTGAGGCATTCCTAAATGAGTGGAAAAGTTTATACGAGTCCCGATCAGGAGAGCGAGGTATGTTCTCTAGAGTCGCAAGTCAAAAGCAAGCTGCAAAGAACGAGCGACGAGATGCTACCTATGATTTTGGAACTAATCCATGTAGCGAGATCATCTTACGACCTTACCAATTCTGCAATCTATCGGAAGTTGTTGTCAGGGCAACAGATACGCTCTCAGACCTCAAACGAAAAGTACGTGTTGCGACTATCCTTGGAACTTTACAGGCTACCTTGACTGACTTCCGTTACCTGCGTAAGGTGTGGAAGAACAACACTGAGGAAGAAGCACTGCTTGGTGTATCACTAACAGGCATCATGGATCATCCGACGTTGTCGGGAAGGAGAGATAAAGGTGTCCTCAAAACATGGCTTACTGAGTTACGTGAAGAGGCTATCGGAACGAATAAATCATGGGCTGACCGACTGTCTATTAATACTTCTACTGCTATTACCGCCGTTAAGCCTAGCGGTACTGTGTCTCAACTGGTTGATTCTGCTAGTGGTATACATCCACGATACGCACACCAGTACATTAGACGAGTACGAGCAGATGCAAGAGACCCACTGTGTACAGTCCTCGAGGCCGCAGGAATCCCCGTAGAAGACGATGTAATGTCACCCAGTACCAAGGTATTCTCCTTCCCTATAAAGTCTCCTGACGGGGCTGTGGTGGCCTCTGAGATGGGTGCTATGGA